TTCTTGATGGAAAATCTAAATGTGAACTTGGTAGTCGCCGGAGATTAGTGGAAGGTGTTACTGAAGTTGGTCGGAAGATGGTCAGTATGAATGCTGAGTTCCTTGAAGAAGAAGAAGTTTTACGTATTACCAATGAAGATTTTGTAACTGTTAGACGAGATGACCTTGAAGGTAATTTTGATCTTGGATTGTCTATTAGTACTGCTGAGTCGGATAATGAAAACGCATCTAATTTATCATTCTTATTACAAACTCTCGGTAATAATGTGGATCCAGGTATAACTAATATTGTCCTGGGTGACATTGCTACTTTACATAAGATGCCTGAATTAGCTAAACGTTTATCTGAATACAAACCTCAACCAGACCCAATGCAAGTAGAGAAAGCTCAACTTGAGAATGCTCTGTTGAAAGCTCAGATATTTAATGAAAATGCTAAAGGTAAAGAAAATACTGTTGATATTGGTCTTAAGAAAGCCAAGACTGAAACAGAGAAGGGTAAAGCTAGAAGTCTTAATAGTGGTGCAGATAAAAATGATCTGGACTACCTTGAGCAAGGTTCTGGTTTAACTCGTCAGCATGAGTCTGATATGAAAGAACAAGACCGTAAAGGTCAGCTAGATTTGAAAGCAGCCGATGGTTTGCTTTCTAATAACGACGGGCAAAATGGTAGTAAAATTACTCCAATCCCGAATTTTTAAATATACAATCTCTTTAAGAGGACACTAGAATGAGCAGCAATGATGAAACTATCCATAAATTAGAAATGGACATATCCGACGCTAAATACTTAGTTAAGATGATGGAAGATTTAAAAACATTAACCAATAATAGTGCATTTAAAGCTATTATTCGTGAAGGTTATTTTAAGGAAAATGCAGTACGTTTAGTTAATTTACGTGCAGATCCTAATATGCAATCTGAGAAAGACCAGGCTGCTACATTACGTGAAATTGATGCGATAGGTATATTTCGTCAATATCTTAGTACTATTAACCAGATGGGTACTACTGCGTTACGTAGTCTTGAATCTGATGAACGTACATTAGAAGAATGCCTTGCTGAAGATTTAGCTAGTGATGGTGCAGCTAATGTATAAGGATAAGGATGGTAATGAGATTACCAAAGAAGCTTATCTAGCATTAGATGCAGATAAGCAAGGTGAGTATACTGAAGTTGCTGAAGAAGAAATCAGTCCTTTAGATATGCCTGATGATGAATTTGATAACATCACGTTATCTGATCTGGATGATAAAGAAGAAGATGATTCTGATAAGGATGATAATTCTGATGAATCTAAAGATGACGACGACAATTCAGATGATGACGATAGTGACAAAAATACTGATGATAAATCAGATGATGATGCTAAAGACGACGATAAATCTGATGACGGTGATGATACTTCTAAAGAAGATGACGAAGATGATGTTGACAAAGACACATCTAAGGACGATACTTCTAAGGAAGATAAAGATAAAAAGGATACATCTGATAAAGATGTAACTGCCCAAGGGCAACTTGATACATTATTTACACCTTTCCGGGCTAATGGAAAGGATATGCAAATCGATAATGTAGAAGATGCTAGAAAGTTAATGCAAATGGGTGCAAATTATAATAAGAAGATGGCTGGTATTAAACCAGCTATGAAACTTGTTAAAATGTTAGAAAATAATGATCTACTTGATGAAGGCAAACTTACATACTTAATTGATTTAAGTAAAAAGAATCCAGATGCAATTAGAAAATTGGTTAAAGACAGTGGAATAAGCATCGATACTGATGTTGATGACACTGATAATAAATCTGAGTATAAGCCTGGTACTTACACTGTAGATGATAGTTCAATAGATATTGATAATGTAATTGATGAGCTTCGAGATTCACCAGCATTTAAAAGAACTATGGATGTTGTCGGCAATAAGTTGGATGAACCCAGTAAAGAGGTCTTGGTTAAGAGTCCTGGAATTATACGAGTAATCAATGAACACATTGAGCTTGGTGTATATGACAAAATCATGACCATTGTTGAACGTGAAAGAATGTTAGGTAAACTTAATGGTTTAAATGACCTTGAAGCGTATAAATTAGTAGGTGATGCAGTCAATGCTAAAGGCGGTTTTAAAGACGCTAAAAAGGATACTGATAAAACTGATAATAAAGACAGTGATAATGATGATAAATCAATAAAGGATAAAGAACGGAAAGATCGTAAGAAATCTGCAAGTTCAACAAAAGGTAGTAGTAATAAGAAACCTGTAAAGGAATCTTATAATCCTCTGGATATGCCAGATGATGAGTTTGATAAAATTGCTACCAGTAAGTATGCGTAACACAACTTAAATTAATTACAGGATATTACAATGAAAGAAATTATGTATGGGGATGGTTCTGATTCCTCTGTGGGTTCACAAACCCGAACAGACCACTTTTACAAAAAAGCTTTAGTTGAAGCTGCTAAAGAGCAGTATTTTGGTCAACTAGCCGATGTACGTTCAATGCCTAAGAATATGGGTAAAAAGATTAAGCAGTTTCATTACATGCCTATTCTTGATGACCGTAACATCAATGACCAGGGCATTAATGCTGCAGGTATTGGTCCAGGTATTGCAAGTTCTGGCGCGTCTATTACTTATATTGCTACAGATCCTGCTGGATTTGATTTGTACTTTGAAGGTAGTGATGAAAATGCTGTTTATGCAACTGCATTTGCTGCTGCTATCGTAGATGTTGAAGCTAAGATTGTATCTTTCTTACTTCAGAAAGGTTACAACACTGCTGCTGATTCATATGCTGAATTGTCTGCTGCTGCTATTGTTGATGGTTGGGCATTTACTGCTCAAACTGCAACATCTCCTGCTGGTAACTTGTATGGTTCAAGTAAAGACATCGGTGCTATTGCCGGTAAGATTCCAGTATTGTCTGAAACCGGTGGTCGTGTTAACCGTGTTGGTATGAAGCGTATCGAGCTTGAAGGTACTATCGAGAAGTTCGGCTTCTTCGATGAATACACTCAAGAGTCTCTGGACTTTGATTCAGATTCTGAACTTGAAATGCACATTACTTCTGAGTCAGTTAAAGCTGCTAATGAAATCAATGAAGACCAGATCCAAATTGATTTGATTAATGGTGCAGGTGTTGTTCGTTACACTGGTAATGCAACTTCACGTCTTACACTAGCTGGTGGTTTACAAGCTGCTTATGATGCGGGTACTACTGATCATGTTCTTTATGATGATTTGGTTAAACTGGGTATTGAGTTGGATAACAACCGTACACCTAAACATACCAAAGTTATTACCGGTTCACGTATGGTTGATACCAAAGTAGTTAACGCTGCTCGTTACATGTATATCGGTTCTGAACTGATTCCTTCTATCATGAAAATGGTAGATTATCATGGTGCTCAGGCATTCATTCCTGTTGCTAAGTACGGTAGTGCTGGTGATGTGGCTCGTGGTGAGTTTGGTGCAGTTGATGGTTTCCGTATCATCGTTGTTCCAGAGATGATGAAGTGGGAAGGTGCAGGTGCTGCAGTTGGTGATTCTGACGGTGGTGAATTGTTCCATTTCACCGGTCTTAATTATGATGTGTTCCCAATGCTTGTTGTTGGTGATGCTTCCTTTACTACTATCGGTTTCCAAACTGACGGTAAGACAGTGAAGTTTAAAATCACTCATAAAAAGCCTGGTAAAGAAACAGCTGATCGTAATGACCCGTATGGTGAAGTAGGGTTCTACTCTATCAAATGGTACTACGGTTTAATGATTCTGCGTTCTGAACGTATCGCATGTATCCAAACTGTTGCTGAACTGTAAGCTATAAGTAAGTAACTCGAAGGCTCATCCTAATTTTGGGGTGAGCCTTTTTTCTATAATAGAGGCATCCAACCTCTAACTAAAAAGGTAATTAAAAATGTCTAACGATACTCCAAAAATAACATTAACAGAACAAGAACAGAAAGATGTAAAACATTTAGAAGCTCTAAGAGCACGAGCCACTCTATTAAAAATTAAGTTCCATCCCTCAAGTAAAGCTGAATCATTATCTGCAAAGATAGATGATTTTTTACGTGATGATGGTAAGGGTAATGAAGCAGACGCTGAAGAAAAAACAGTCGTTGCAGCAATTGCCAATGGTAAGAAAGAATATCTTACTGAAGCTGAATATCTGAAAAAGAAACGTGTTAGTAACCGCAAAGATGCAGGTAAACTTATCCGTTGTCGTGTTACATGCATGAATACAAATAAGAAAGATTGGGAATGTGAGTTATTTTCTGTTGGTTCATCTAAATTAGGTACATTTAAAAAGTTTGTACCTTTTAATGATGAGCCTTATCATATTCCTCAAATCATTTTTGATTCTATGAAAGAACGTAAATGGTCAAGCTTTTATTCTGTAAAAGGACAGAAAGGCGGTACTATACGTAAATCTCGTTTAATTAACGAATTTGCTATTGAAGTACTTCCACCATTAACTCCTGATGAACTTAAAGATTTAGCACAACGTCAAGCTATGTCTGGTAGCATCGACGAATAATTAGTTAACCTGGGTAAACATTATGAGCATCGTAAAAATAAGTAATTTGATAACAGACGCAGAAGATACTAGTGGTGTATTTGATGTATTAATGAAATCAATTGAAACAGCTTTAGATCAACAATTTAAAGATGACAAACTTACTGGTGCAGAATACGCTAATGTTTATCTAGGTTCTATTCAAGCTGCTATGCAACAAGCTGTTGCATATGTACTTGGTGTAGATATTGCTAATGCTCAAGCAGCTTTGCTTGATCAGCAATTACTAACTGAAGTACAGAATACTTCTAAAGGTGTTCAAGACGTAATAGTGGCAACAAATAATGCTGCATTAATACTTAAACAAATTGATAAAATCACAGCAGAAATTGCTTTGATTAATAATAAAACTGCTACTGAAATAAAGACTGCATTAAAAGTAGTTGCTGAAACAGATGTAGCTGTTGCTTCTGAAGCATTACTTGTTAAACAAGCTTTAACAGAAATTCAGCAAGCATTACTGGTTATAGCCAATACAGCAAAATCTACTGCTGATACCGGGCTTTCTAATAATAAAGCAGCAACTGAACTTAAAGTTGCTTTACAGGTTGTACAGGATACCGCACGTAGCGCAACTGATACTCTGAAGATTGCTGCTGAAGATGCTTTAATAGATCAGAAATTACTTACTGAAGTTCAAACTACTTTAAAAGTAACTGCTGAAAAGACTTTATTAGATCAGAAAACTGATACTGAAAAAGCACAGATACTTGATACTGTTAATGCTGTTGCTGTTGTCGGTTTAGTTGGTAAACAGAAATTACTTTATGCAGCTCAGACTGACGGATTTACTCGTGATGCTGAACAGAAATTACTTAAAATTATGTATGATGGCTGGTCTGTAGCACGTTCTACAGATACTGCTGGTGTAGTTAATTTACCTGCTGAAGGTAATGATACATCACTCAGTGCTGCTCTTAATGTAGCTAAAACTGCTGTAGGTATGTAATGGGTTGTTGCTCATTTATAACAGACCCAATTAATAGTCTTATTGATGGGGCTTCAGATTTTCTTAGTTCTGTTTATGATGAATTTGAAGGTATTGCTAAAAATGTTTTAGAAGAAGCTTTTAGAGTACTAGGTATTACTGATGAAACAATTTATGCTGTTAGTGTGTCTACTAAAAGACTCATACCAGATCCCCAGGATGGTAGTGTAAAAAATATTATACTTAATCATGCATTAATTAATACTTCTATTGCTGCAGGTTTACAACAAGCTAATCTCACAGGTGTAAAAGCCAATATACTTAAATATCTCAGGTATGGTCAAGATCAGTACATTAATGATATTCCTACAGGTGGTTTGTGGTATCACAATATAAATAAAGCTGCTGTTGATGTGGTGCTTGATAGTATTGAAGGTGTTGGTACTACTATCGATACTTTAAAAATACAGCAATGTGATATTAATGAATATATACAATTCAGGCTACAAGAAACTACTGTATATAATTACCAACTTAATCGTATAAGTTCTGGTGGATTATATTACTATTACACAGGTTATACACTTGATGGTGTTACCGGTGATTACCAACCTTTACTTATTGCTGAAGAAGATCGTAAACGTGTTGTATATCAAGAAACTACCATAGCAACTGTTGGTACTACTGAAACTACTACTAGACGAGAGCACACTAAAATAACTAAAGTTATTGGTGGAGCTACAGTATCTGATATTTATGCTCCTGGATCAGAAGTTACAGTACGTGAAGTAACCACTGATATAAATTCAGTAACTAATATTGAACTATCTGAGGAATTATTTACTGAATTATTTACATGGGTAATTGCAGATATTCCTGATGTAAATTTATTAAAAGCTTATATCATAGCAGAATACTATTTAGATTCTGCACCAACTATTAATAAGTTATGGGTATATGATAAATCTAGTGGGGTATACCCTGCTCTAGATGATTTAGTTGGTGGTGGTTTAGACACAACATTAATGCTTCCAATTATACCTATCAGAGAAGACTTTATAAGTTTGAATGATAGTGCTGTACCTAATGCTCTTGATAGTAGTAGAGGTTTACTTCAGACTATTGGGCTAGAAATTGATTCCTATATTGATGCTGTAAATTCAAATGCAGATTTAGAGTTTATTGAAGATGCTGCTATTTTATTTGCTATTAATGTTTACACACAATCTCAAAGTGGTATANNTACGCAATCTCAAAGTGGTATAAAAGCTTTATATAACTTATTTGTTGCTATAGAAGAATTTCATGATATTGATGAATTTGAATATAATGATTTTCCTGTAGGTTCAAATAGCCCAGTTAATGTTTATAAAATAGAAGAATTACGTATAAATAATGTAATCCAATTTAATTATATAACAGTTGCAACTGTTAATAGTGTAATAGGGGCTGTAAATTCATTTACTTCAGTTGTAACTATATTACCTAGTACACCTGTAATAACTCCAGTAGATCCAGAAGATTTTAATCCACCTCCTGAACCTTATGGTGGTGAGAATCGTAGTTACATAACTATTAAAAAACAGATTAATGCTACTCAACATGAAGTATTAGAAATACATGGTTTGATTATGACTACAGCTATATTCACTACAGTCGATGAAGCTAAAGCAGTAGTTATGGCATTGGAAGATGATGTAGAAGGTAACTTAAGATATAATTTTTCTATACCATTATCTTATGCTCAGATGTATGATTTTACTTTATTTGAATCTGAAGAATGTGTTTATGAAGCTTTATCTTTAACTATATATGCTAAACAAACTGTTTATCTTGATTATTATGAAACAGCTGGTTTTAGTAAATTACTTGGTATAGTTATTCTTGTAGTAAGTGTTATATTATTTATAGTAAGTCTTCCTGCTGGTGGTAGTGCTGGTCAAGCATTTATGTTATTAGGTAGACAGTTGTTAGTACAATATGCTCTTACAATGATATTGTCTGAGATACTGACACATAATTTAAGTGATGCAGAAAAAGCTATTGTATTTGCAGCTTATGCTTATTTTTCATATCAAAATATGACTTCTGGTTTACCAGGTGGAACTGAACTTAGTTTAGCAGATGATATAATGTTTGGTATTAATTCTGTATCTGACATAGCTATGATAGATCAGGCTATTCAATTAGAATCTTTACAATCTGAGATAGAAGAATTTAGTGCATTAGCTAAATCTAAAAGTGAACAACTTGAAGAAGCTGAAGCAGGATTATCTATTGAAGGTTTTAGGCATGATATAGTTAAAACATTAGTTATCAATACATATGAAAAACCAACTAATTTCTACAATAGAACAATACATACAGGTAATCCTGGTGTTATTGTTTTGGATCAAATTGAGTCATATCATGATCAAGCTTTAAAACTTCCAGAATTAAATTAATATGTTATACTTTTCAATAAATAGTATGAGGAAACCCTTATGAGTGGCATTGATTATTCCAGCTTAAATGATTACAGTAACAGTAATTTCCTTAATAAACCGAAACCTTTTCAGATGCCTCAAGTGGGTAGAGGTGCTGCTTCTCCAAGTATCCTTGATTCTAATTCTTTTGCTGTAAAAGATAATTTATTTGACCCTAAATCATTTAACTTTAGTACTGATGCCCTTAATCTAGGTAATGATAATGGTAGTAATGTAAATGACATTAATGACCCTAAAAGTGGTGCATTCTCTAATTATGTGATACCAGGTCTTGACGCATTAAGTGGGCTTACACAAGCTTACACTGGCTATCAAGCATTAGGTTTAGCTGAAGATCAGTTTGATTTGGGTAAGGCTCAATATAATCGTGATTTGAAAAACCAATCAGATGTATTTAACCTGAATCTTGAAGCTTCTCAGCGTCGTGGTATGGGTGATGAAGGTTTATATGACCAGACTACTGATGCAGGTCGTGCTAAATTTGAACAAGATTTAGCTCGTTATGTTCAAGAGAACAGCATTGATGGTTCAGCAATTTAATAGGATAAATACCATGCCATTAACTTTAAAATCATTAAATCAATCTAGCGGTAACTCTGGTACTGCTGCTTTAAAAGTAGCCGGGGATTTATTTGACCGGGCATTTAAACGGGTAGGTCAAGGTGCTGAACATATCCTTGCTAATGATCAGGCTGAGTATGATCAAACTATCGATGATAATACTCAACAGGCTATTGCTAATTTAACTGGTGGTAGTACTGTTGATATTCAACGTGCGTTACAGAATGCTGGTCCGAATGTTGATACCACAGCACTTAATATTGCTGGTCGTGGAGAAATAGCTGTTAATGACGCAGAGCTTGCTAAGACAACTGCAGCTACTTTATTGGCTAAACAGAAAGCAGGTGCTGCAACAACAGCTCATCAACGTGGTGTAGAAGATATTATGCTTAAAGCAAGTAATACTGCTGATGCTCAGACTATACAAGAAGGGCGTGATATTACTGCTGAAGGTTTAAAAGCTGATGCTACAGTAGCTGCAGATGCTCTTAAAAGTACCCAGAAAATAGCTGCTGATAAATTAGCTCAAGAAAAGAAAGTTGCTGAAGTTCAACGTGTTGAACAAGAGAAGATTTATAGTGCTCGTGTATCTGCTCATACTGGTTCATTTAATAAAAAATCAGTAGAAAAGCAGAATAAAGATTGGGTAGATTTCTTTGATAAAGCTAGTGCTAATAATTTATTTACAGAAAACTCTGTGGGTAATTTAAGTGGATCAGCTTTGTCGTCTAAGATTGGTGACTTCCAGAAGAAGGGTGTTAATATTAGTATTCCTGATGGTAAAGGTGGGTATGAAAAAGGTAAAGTATCTTTAACTGTATCACCGCAGGATGTACAGGTTGCTATGGGTGGTAGTATTAATCCCGATGGTACTAACATATTCTCTGATGCTTATTTAGATACTCCTTTTGAAGACCTTGTAGGTAAAGCTGCACTTGAACGTCAGATTGATACTATTCAACGTGGTATTTTAACTTATGCTTCTAAGCCTGGTAATGAAAAAGAAATCAAAGATGCTAAAGCTGAATATGATTTACTTGTTAAAGACTTAGCTATTTTTCAGCAAACATTAACTGAACGTGACAATATTGAAAAAGCTAAAGCAATACCTAATAGAGGCTTAACTCGTCCTATTGGTAGAAGTGGTACACAATTTCAACGAAGATAACTAAGGAACAATTATGATTGACAGACTAGAGGAATTATCCGTTGCTGCCAACCAATATACTGAAGACCAAAAATCTGTAAATGCACCAGCTACTGCTGGTACTAAAATAGCAAATTTGGATAAAGTATTAGCTGAAAAATCAGTTACTCTCCAGAAACGTAAAGGTGGTCAGATAGCAAGAGTTATCGACGGTGATACCGTTGAACTTTCATCTGGTGAAACTATTCGTCTAGGTAATATCGATACCTATGAAACAGATCATCGTTCAGAAGAATTTCCTGAAGTAGGGTTTGATACTCAACGTAGGTTGATGGCACAGAAGCGTAATCTAGCTGCTCAAACTAATCGGCATTGGACTGAAATATCTGATGATGAAATTTATGCTGAAGGTAATAAACAGACTTCACGTTTAAAAGAATATCTCGGTGTGTCTGATGATATACCTAATCCAAATATAGAATATGATCTGTCAGGTGCGGTTAATAATAATCGTGCTGTAGGTACTATTTATAATCCTGGCTCAGACCAGAGTGTTAATTCTCAGTTTAATAACCCTGAAGATAGTAGTGCTTACCTTAGTCGATTCAATATTGATAATGTTGAATCAAAGGTTAGAGCTGATGAAGCAATCCAATTAGAAAAACAGCAAGAGATAGATAAAAATGCTGTATTTACTAGTGATGAAATTAATTATAATGAATTTAAGAAAGCAGCTAATGCTGGTCTTGGTGCATTAAATACTGCAGCTACTCAAGCAGGTCATGCATTAGATTTAGATACACTGGATGACTTTATATTTAAAGGTAATGATCCTGATTCAGTAGTTGGTAAAGTGCTTAATGAATTTCGTGATGCAATGGGGCGTATTACTTATCTCCCTAACGAAGGTTATAAAGCATTATCTAAATTAGTAGGTGCTGGTGATAAAGGTATCCTGGAAGGATTTGCTGCTGCCGGTAGTGTGCTCGGTGATTCTACTAAAGGTATGTATAACGAAGCAGATTCTAATAAATTCTCTGCTGATTTAACTCGTGCTATTACTGATGCTGATGGATTTGAAGCAACTGCTGAAGCTATTACTAATACTATATTAGATAATAAAGCAGGTGGTGTTGAAGGTTTCATAGTAAATCTACCATTTATGCTTGCTCAGTTGAATCCTAAGACAGCTTTAGCTACATTCATAGGTAACACTACCAACTCTGCAGACGAAGCAGCAGCAGCTTATGCTAAGGAATTTGGTAAAGATCTTACCGGTAAACAGAAAGCAGTAGTTATTAGTCTTAGTGCATTCGGTGCAGCGATCGATTATGCAGGTGCTAAATATGTATTAGGTTCTAAGGTTAATGTCCTTAGTGCTAAGGCTAGTGATGCTGTTCGTGCATATGCTAAAAAGATGATACCTGATGGTAATTTAGGTAGGTTACTTGAAGTTACTGGATTGGCTCTTACTCCAGTTAAAGGTGCTGTTACTGAGTTTGTACAAGAAGGTACAACTGCCACTGCTAATGCTTTAGCAGCAGTTGCTGGTGAACGTGATTTAACAGAAGCTGAGAAAACCCAGGCACTTGTTGAAGCTTCCCTGGGTGCTGCTTCTGGTGGTATAGGTAAGACTGCATCAACTGTAGTTCAAGCACCACGAGCACTTGTACGTAATGGTATAGATATTGTTAGTGAAACAAAAGCTAAACGTGAAGCTAAAAAGGAAGAAGGTGCTGAACTTCCATTTGATTCATCTGGATCTGATTTATCGAATACAATAGTAAATAATACTGTTAATGGTAAGCAGGTTAAAACAGGTGAAAGTTATGAACCTCGTAATGCTATTGCTAATCTGGAAAGTAATCCTCCATCACCTACTGCATCTACAGCAGAATTAGCTAAATTTAATGATGAGTATAAATTACACATCACTAATATGGTTGCTAATTACTCTGCATTATCTGAAGAAGATAAAAGTAAAGAAGCTAATAAGGTTTACCTTACACATATTAAAGAAGCTATTGACACACATAAAGCATTTGTTGCCCAGGCATCAGTAGAAGATATTGATACTCTTGGTGATAAGGATGCTACTACTCAGGATAAAATAGAAGCTTCTGCTCGTACTTATAGTTCCATTAATGATGGTGGATTAACGTCAGAAGAAATTAATGATTACTTAGATAAAGCTACCGGTTTGCTTACTGAAGATGAACTATTAAATGTTCGTTCAGTTGAAGCAACTGCTACAGCTCGTGAAGAATTGGTAGCAGATATTGGTGTTGCTACGACTGATGTAGGTAAATCAATTGAACAGGTACATGAAGAAATACTTAATGGTAATAATGAAACTGGTCAATTAGGTGGTGAGCAACATATTGCTGGTGTTGTTGCATCTATTGATGAAGGTGACATTGAAGGTGCTCGAACTAAGCTTGAGGCTCTACAGGAGTTCTCTGACACTCGTTTAACACATCGTGCTGATCGTGTAGCTAAGAATGGTGGTAAAGCACTGGTTGGTAAATTAGATGCACAGATGAAGTTAGAGGAAGATTACCTTAAAGCTTTGGTTAGCCAGGCTACTCAATTAATAGCTAATCCAACAAAACCAATACTATCTGCAACTGAGGTTGTTGAAACTGAGGAAGTAACTGATGCTGTAAGTGAACAGGCTGTACGTGCTAAAGCAGTAGATAAAGCTATTGTAACCAGTAAGGCTGTTGATGCTTCACCTGCCAGTACTCCCCAGGATAAAATAGATGCTAAGGATAGAGTTGATACTGCTAAAGAAGTTAAAGCAAAAGTTGATATTAAAGTCAAAACTGAAACTGAGAAAGCTGAAGTTGATAAAAAAGTCAAAAAAGATAAAGTTACTATAGAACCTGAAAGTAAACCAGGTATATCAGTTAATACTGCTATTAAGAAATTTAAAGGTGTTGTAGCACAATTTAATGCAGCCAAAGATAAATCTAAATCATATGATCAATTGCAAAAGTTTGGTGGAAAAGTAGTTGAGGAATTAACTACTGAATATTTAAAAACTAAAAAGCAAATTAAATCTATAAAAGAAGAATTGGCTTATCGTGCTATCGAAGATAAGACTAATACTTTAACAAGTAAACTTAAAGCTAATCCTACGTTTGAAAAACGTAGTGATGCTGAATTAGTTGCTGCACTTAAACAACGTAAAGTAAAACTCAATAAAGTTACTGAAGTAGGTAAGCAAGTAGCTACTTCATTAGAACAATCTACTGAATCATTTAAAGAATCTAAGACAACTAAAGTTGCTAGTTCAAATAGTACTGTAGGTAAAATTGTTAAGTTTGTTAAAGTTGCCCATGATATTCCTAATAGAAATAAAGCAACTAATAAACCTTATCCTGCTACTAATTTACAAGTTGTATTTAAACCTGGTAAAGAGGTTAAAGGCATATTCTCTGCATCTGTATTTGGCGATACCACTAATAACTTTACATCTGCTAAAAACTTTCAGAAAGTTGTGCAGGATAAAGTTAATGAGGATTCTGATACTAAAGTAGATGGTCGTAATACTATTATTAAAGAAGCAATGAAAGTATATAAAGCTTTCGTTAACTTTAAAGAACAACTTAAACATACACCACGTAAACGTGCAGAAGAAATACATAAAATATTTACTGCTGATGTTGCTCTTGATCCAACTTTATTACTATTCAGACGTAGTGCTGAAGATGGTAAGTTATTTTGGACTGATGAAGTAATTGCTGCTATGTCAGCAGCGTCATCTATGTGGTTACGTGAAGAAGGTAATAAAACTTTCTATAATGATCGGGATAGTATACGTTCATTTTTAGATATGAAAGAAGATTCATATATACCTAAAGGTGCAATAAATCTTTTAACTAATACTGGTGTACTACGTACATTAGTAGCACGTTCTATTGGTAAGAAAGTTTATAACTCATTAGGTATGGAGTTACAAGAAGGTCAATCTGAACAAGCTAAAGAGAAAATGATTGAAGCTCTTGGTCATACTGTATTGCACACAATGCAAGCACAAGGACTAATAGAATTTAAAGCTATACCTTTTACTGATATTGCTGAATTTCATCAAAATCCTATTGATCTGGGTAAAGATAAAGAAGATGTAGCTACGGTATTTGTACAAGTAGTTCGTAGTGATAAAGATAAATTAGAAAATAATTCTATACCGTCTAAAGCTGTACAGGCATTAACTGCTCCTTTTGAGAAGGTGAAGGATTTAGGTGCTATTCTTTTTGGATTAGAGTCTTTCGTTACTGGTCCTACAGATAAGCCAACTACTAAAGTACAGAAGAAATCTGGTGATGGTTTCAGTACAGTACCTGAAAAGCAACGTAAAGTTTTAGCTAAACATAACAAGCGTCCTAATAGGATTAATGTTGAAGGTACTGATACGTTACTTGCTTATGGTGATAAATTTATACAGAAGTTTATGGGTTATAAAGATCTTAAGTTATCTCATGATCAAAATAGTATACCCAACCAATCAATAAATGATGGTATCGATAAAGACATTCGTAGCTTGCGTGATGCTGTTGAAGAATTTGGTGCTAATGCACTATTCTTTACACATGAAGTGTGGGCTAACTCTCGTATGGGAATAAAGAGTAATACTTTTAATCCTCAAGCAAGTAAATTGCATAGATTCTTCGTACAACCTCAGTCACAGTTCCGTACAGATTTAGATCCAAGTAAAGCAGATACTACTCGTATTGATAATTTCAAGTTGGCTGTTGCATTAGCCTTTG